TTTAATAACAAACGAACACAAATAGTTGCGTCTTTTGAGGAAAAACTTAGACATGGATTTATAGTTAAGTCATCTCGATTATTAAATGAATTAAACACGTTTGTTTATATAAACGGTAGACCTAACCACATGAAGGGGGCACATGATGATGCAATCATGGCGATGGCCATTGCAATGTACGTGGGTGATATATGTTTCACTCAACTAAAGAGAAACGATAGTGCAAACAAAGCAATGTTAGACTCATGGTTACTCTCAGAGAGGACTTATGAAACAAAAAAATCTTTCTATTCCCATGGAACCGCGTTCGATGCTGTCGGATCTATGACTACTGACGGACAACCATATAACCCATCTAATCAAAATATCAGTAAGGACCAATACATGGAACATAGTTGGTTATTTAGTAAAAGAGGTTATAGATAATTAAACAGGTTTAAAAAGTGAAAAAAATTTCGTATATTATAAAGACTAATATTTATTAATATGGCAAAACAAAATATGACAGTGTATCAAAGGTTAACAAAGGTTTTCGGTTTTACCGCAGACCAACCTTCGAAACCCCCACAATATAAATTTGATAGAGACCAACTGTTAAAAACAGATAGTAGAGAAGATTATGAAAAGGAACTTCTCCAACAACAACAATCTCAATATATTGCAGATAAGTGGTCTAAATTAGATCAATCATTATATAATCAATCGGTTTATTATGAACCAAATAGATTAGCGGCGTATTATGATTATGAGTCTATGGAATTTACACCCGAAATTTCTGCGGCTTTAGATATATATTCTGAAGAATCAACAACTCTTTCAGAAAAGGGGGATATACTTACAATTTATTCAGAGTCAAAAAGGGTAAAAAACATACTTACAGATCTTTTTGAGAATATATTAGACGTAAACACTAACCTACAAATGTGGTGTAGAGGTTTAGGTAAGTACGGTGATAACTTCGTTTATTTAAAAATAGATCCTGAAAGAGGTGTAGTTGGGTGTCAACAATTACCTAACATAGAAATAGAACGACATGAAGGTGCTGCGTCCAACGTACATAAAGCGGAACCATCGTCAAATGTTACAATGCCAAGTAGAGAACTGAGATTCGCGTGGAAAAATAAAGACATGGAGTTCCAAGCATGGGAAGTCGCACACTTTAGATTATTAGGGGACGATAGAAAATTACCTTATGGTACGTCAATGTTAGATAAGGTAAGACGTATATGGAAACAATTACTACTTGCAGAAGATGCAATGTTAATATATAGAACATCAAGAGCACCTGAAAGAAGAGTATTTAAAGTATTCGTGGGTAACATGGATGATAAAGACATTGAATCTTACGTACAACGTGTGGCAAACAAATTCAAAAGAGATCAGGTTGTTGACCCACAAAATGGGCAAGTAGACATGAGATACAACCAAATGGCTGTAGATCAAGATTACTTTATTCCCGTTAGAGATCCGGGTCAAACTTCACCAATTGAAACATTACCGGGAGCACAGAACTTAGGTGAGATTGCGGATATTGAGTACATTCAAAAGAAGATGTTAGCCGCTCTTAGAATACCCAAAGCATTCTTAGGATTTGAGGAAATAGTTGGTGACGGTAAGACATTGGCACTAATGGACATACGTTTTGCAAGAACTATTAATAGAATTCAAAAATCCTTAATCCAAGAACTAAACAAAATTGCGTTAGTTCATCTTTACTTATTAGGTTTAGAGGACGAGTTAGATAATTTTACATTATCCCTAACTAATCCATCCGCACAATCTGATTTATTAAAAGTAGAACAATGGAAAGAAAAGATAACGCTTTATAAAGATGCAACATCAGATCAATCACAGATAGGTATACAACCTGTTTCACATACATGGGCTAAGAAGAACATCTTAGGTATGAGTGATAACGATGTGGTTCTTGATTTACAACAACAAAGACTCGAACGTGCACTTGGTGGTGAATTAGGGGCTACACCTAACATTATAAAAAGAACAGGTGTGTTTGATGAAGTTGATAAGAAGTATGGTATACCCGAGGAAGAGAGACAATCTATGGACACTTCCGCGACTGTTGGAGGAGATGAAATGGGAGGTGCGCCACCCCCACCAGCAGGAGACATGGGAGGTGAAGAACCTCTTAGTGAAGGGACAGGAAAATCAAATAAATCTAAAATATTAAGTATGTTAGGTGACGAATCACAAGATTTTGATGATCTTTTTGATGTTAATAAGGCACAACAGAATATTTATGAAGTAGAGAATAAACTCAAAGACATATTAAACGACTAATTATGGCAACATTCGGTAACATTAAAAATAAGATTTTAGTTAAATTGACTGAATCATATGGTAAAAAGGATTTTAAGAATAACCTTAACACATATTTTAAACCTATAACTAAAAATAATACACTCAAAGAGATGTATTCATTATATGAGGAATTGGAAGGTAAAACTTTTGAAGATAAAGAAACCGCAACACTATATGTTGAGGAACTATCAAGAATTTTAAAGGAAAAGACTTCTGAGATACAAAGAGATTTAAATCAATTAAATGAAACCTTATCTAATGTAGAATCTAAAAGTAATGATTTATACGAAAGTATTGATTCTTTATCTACACCAGATAATTTAAGTAATATCTCCGATAAGGTTATTGCTAAAAAATATTTAGTTGAACATTTAACAAAAAATAAAACTAACGAATCACTTACTGTAGATGAGGGGGTTAACGAATCATTACTAAATTCTGTCTTAGTAAATAACTTTAATGTTAGTTTTGATAAGACATTAAATGAAGAAGAAAAAGGTAGATTAAAAAACATACTATCTCTTAACCAAGAAGATTTAGAAACTAAATTTGAAGAGATGACAGAAAGTATTAAAGGAAAACTAGATTCAATAGTAGAATCAGACGCAGAGTTTAAATCGAAATCTATTGAGGTTAAGACCGAGATTAATGAGATGACTCAAAGTAAGTATAACTTATACAGATTAGAAGAGTTATTAAATAACTTGTCAGAATAATATTCCTTTACGGCAGCTACCTTAGAGGTGTAAATCCCTGTTTTTGATACATCAAAGTCTCAAATGGGGATTTTTTTATTGCTCGTTTTCGTCTTTCAGTTTCTGTATATATACCGCCTTTTGTTTTTGTAGTCTTTTTTTAACGGATGGTTTGGTGAATTCTTTATTCTCCCTGAGTTTATTGATTTGTTTTACGTTTCTCACTTTTCTACGTAATTTCTTTATCGCTTTCTCAATACCACCTTTGTCTACTTTTATTATTAGCATATATAATTTTGTATATTAATAAATATACTAGAAAAATTTGTTTTTTCAAAGAAAATTACTTATATTTTATTAAACACCATTAAAAGATTATAATAATGAATTAAATGAAACTAGGACGTTACATCCCATTGGGGGATCACAAAAACGTTAAGATTGGATATGGGACGATAAACCATAAAAACTTAAAGACAATTTACCTCTCTTTAAACTCTTGGTTAGAACCCAAAGAAAAAGGTGAGGATTACGACGCAATATTAAGATCGTCGAAAAACAAGGTAAAAAGATTAGTACACAATTTAGGTCACGGACTTTTTAGATCAGAATCGATTGTTGATTTAGATGTAAGAACTAAAGGCATAAAAAAAGAAAAGAGATCTTTTATGAATTTAGAAGTTACTCTATACACGTTAAAACAAGTAAACGTAAAGGATAAAGACTTGAAAACAGACATGCATGGTTTACTATGTGAGATCATAGACACTTGTTTAGATAACGAATTATTATACAATTTCCACAAAAAGAAAAAATAAGTCCGTTTTCCATGTATTTATAGTAATAAAACTAACAGATACATGAAAGTATTAGGACCAAAAGAAACAGGTAAAGGAATATTAATAGAATATGATGCGGGATTTATTTCTCCCAAAGAGAATAAAAGTGTTATATCAGAAATGAAGGAAATTGATTTCTCTGAAGATATTATCCTTTACGCTGTTCTACAGAAATATGATACTCCGAATAAGAACGGAAGAATCTATCCAGAGAGATTACTCAAAAGAGAGATGGAAAAGTATCAAGAAATAATTGGTAAGGGTTCAGCATTAAATGAACTAAATCATCCATCATCTTCACTTATAGATTTAGATAGAGTTTCACATACGATCACCGAGACTTGGTGGGACGGTAAAATTCTTATGGGAAAAATTAAATTACTTCTTTCACCTGGTTGGAAAAAATCGGGTATTGTGAGTACTAAAGGTGATCAAGCCGCAATGTTATTAATGAACGGTGTTACCTTAGGTATATCATCAAGGGGAGTTGGGTCCCTTAAATCGGTTAAAGGTCAGAATATAGTACAGGAGGACTTCGAATTGGTTTGTTTTGATTTAGTATCATCCCCATCAACGCCTGGCGCTTATGTATTCCAAGATCCAGGAGATAGAGAAAAGTACGAAGAATCCATTGAAGAACAACCTATTGTAGACGAGAGAATGAGTAAACTTATGGGTAATCTGAATAGTTTCTTATCTAAATGATAAACTTTTCTTTGATTACTGTATCACAAAAGTAATTTTTTCTTAATTATCAAGTATTTATTATTAAACTATAATATACAAATGAGTAAAAAATCCATTTTAGAACAAGCATTGCTTCAAGTACAAGATCTTGAAGAGGCAGTAAAGGCAAACGCAAAAGGTATACTTGCTTCAACTATGAAGGAAGAACTAAACGATGTCCTAAACGAATCTATGGAACAAGAGGAAGTTGAAGGTAACGAAACTCCTATAACAGAAGACGAACAAGATATGCCAATCTCGGAACAAGGAATTGAAGACGAGGAAGGAAATGATGACGAAACTTCGATAAACGACGAGCCAGCAGACGACGTTGATCCAGACATGGAAGATGAAGAGGGTGAAGACGAATCAGACGACGAATTATCAATAGATGATGAGGACGAAGATTTTTCATTACCAGTGGATTCTGAAGAAGAAGGAGAAGACGAAGTACTTGACATGACCGACGCATCTGACGATGAAGTCCTAAAGGTATTCAAATCAATGAAACCTGAAGACGGAATTGTTGTAAAACGTGACGGTGATAATGTTGAACTCGAAGACGGAGACGACGAATACATCATCAAATTAGATGACGAAGAAGGTGAAGTCGCTGAAGGATATGACGAAGAAGTACACGAAGGTGGCTACGACGAAGAAGGTTCTGAAACTGATGACACTGTCTACGAAATTGAATTAGAGGACGTATCCGAAGAAGAAGTCTCTGAAGAAGAAGAAGTTTCCGAAGAGGAGGTATCTGACGACGAAATAGAAGAAGAAGTCTCTGAAGAGGAAGAATCTCATGAAGAGGAAGTCGACGAAGCTGCAAGAACAAAATCCAATGTACATGGTGACAAGGGTGGGGCGAACAGAGCCGGTATTAAGTCTAAGACTAAATATAAGGCAGGTGCAATCAACGAAGAGGTTAAAACTTTAAAGAAACAAAACGGTGAATATAAAAAGGCGTTAGTTTTATTTAAAGAGAAACTAAACGAGGTTGCTGTGTTTAACGCTAACTTGGCATACGCTACAAGATTGTTCACAGAACATTCGACAACTCGTCAAGAGAAATTAAATATTTTGAAAAGATTTGACTCTGTCACTTCTTTAACAGAATCTAAATCCACTTATAAAGTAATAGAAGGTGAATTAGGTTCAAAACAAAATGTTACTGAATCGGTTGCAAAATCAATCGTTTCAACTCCGACATCATCCTCATCTCAAGAAGTACTTTCAGAAACAAAAGCATATGAAAGTCCACAGTTTAAGAGAATGAAAGATTTAATGTCAAAATTATAATAAAATAAATAAAAAAACTAAAACTCAAATTTAAAATGGGAGCATTATTAGAATCAGGTATGGTTGGTAACATCGGGTTAAAACACCTAAGAGTTATCAAAGAAGATACCATCAAAAAATGGGATGACCTAGGTTTCTTAGAGGGACTTAATGGACATCAAAAAGATAACATCGCTCAGTTGTATGAAAACCAAGCGTCTTATCTAATTAACGAAGCTGCTGTGTCTGACTCATCAGGTTCATTCGAAACAGTTGTTTTTCCAATCATTAGAAGAGTATTCTCTAAATTATTGGCAAACGATATCGTTTCTGTACAAGCTATGAACTTACCAATTGGTAAATTGTTCTACTTTGTACCTAAAATTGCAGAAAGAGCTGGCGGTACTGGTCATACAGCACCTTACGCATCTCCAGGTCAAGACGCAAACGGAGACTTCACAGGGACTAACCTTTATGATAGATTTTATGAAGAAGGTGATGACGCTGCAGAAGGTATCTACGATTACTCAAAAGGTAAATTTTCTGTACAAGGTTTAACAGGATCGGCAGTTGTAGTATTTAACGAAGGTATTGCTACAGATTCTACTACTATGGCAGCAGGAGAACAATCAAGTGTAATTGTTAAGTTTGGAGGGTTCTCTAAATTAGGATCAGGTAAACTTGCGGGACCTAACGGTAACGAAATGGATACTGAAGAATTTTTGGCATCATTAGATATCCAAAACTCGGCAATTAAGGCTGGTAACTTACCTTTTAACGTTGTAACTCAGAAATACGGAAGTGGTATTGTTGAGTACGGTGCTAAAGGAACAGGTGCTGCAGGTGGATCATATCCAGATATCGTTGATAAAGATGGTGAAATCTACTTACAGATTGATCTTGAATCGTATACAGCGGCATCAGGTTTTACAAAATTTGACGCAGCAGGAACTGAAGTAGCATCAGGTTTTACAGGAACTTACAGACAATACGCTACATTAGAATTCGAAGATGAAATCGGAGAAGTATCTTTCGATTTAGATTCTGTAACAGTTTCTGTTACTGAAAGAAAACTAAGAGCTAGCTGGTCTCCTGAATTGGCTCAGGATGTATCTGCTTTCCATAACATCGACGCTGAGGCTGAGTTAACAGCATTGTTATCTGAGCAAATCGCGGCTGAGGTTGATAGAGAGATCTTAAGAGACTTAAGAAAAGGTGCAGCTTGGAACCTTAAATGGGACTACAATGAGTGGAAATATGGTGGAAACGGAAACGCAACACTACAAGGATACACTCAAAAGGATTGGAACCAAACGTTAATTACTAAAATTAACCAATTATCGGCTCAAATCCATAAAACTACACTTAGAGGTGGTGCTAACTGGATCGTTGTTTCTTCTGAAGTTTCAGCCGTATTCGATGACTTAGAGTACTTCCACGTATCTAACGCAGGTGCAGAACAAGATCAGTACAATATGGGTATTGAGAAAGTTGGTACTTTAGCGGGAAGATACCAAGTGTATAGAGATCCTTACTTCCCAGCGGGTAAAGTATTGGTTGGACATAAAGGAAAGTCGTTGTTAGACGCAGGGTACATTTACGCACCTTACGTACCGTTACAACTTACACCTACAATGTACAATCCATTCAACTTTACACCGATCAAGGGTATCATGACGAGATACGCTAAGAAAATGGTTAATAACCGTTACTTCGGTGTGATCAACGTTGCAGGATTACAAACATTCAACTTAGATACTTTAAGATAATATATCTTTAAGTTCTATTAATATTAAAGGGGATCGATTCGGTCCCCTTTTTTTATTGCAATATTTTCTGTATATTATAACTTATGATATGGAAAGATTACTTTGTTAGTATTGCAGAACAAGTTAAAGAAAAGTCTAAAGACATTAAGACTAAAATAGGTGCCGTTATTGTTGGTAAAGATAATGAGATATTAAGTACGGGATATAACTCATTCCCAAGAGGATTAGACGATAATGTGGTTCAGAGACAAGAACGACCTGAAAAATACTTTTGGTTTGAACATGCAGAAAGAAACGCTATATATAATGCAGCGAGAATAGGTGTATCATTAAAACAATCCACAGTATATATAACTTCAGGACTACCATGTATGGACTGTGCAAGGGGTTTGGTACAATCGGGAGTAATAAAGATTGTATGTAAAAAACATTGTACTACTAAAAATTCAGGTAAGTGGAAAGAAAGTCAAGAACGATCTCTTATTTTGTTGAATGAGTGTGGGGTAGAAGTCGAGTTTTATTAAGTTTTCTTATTTTAACCTTTAAATCACCCGTCCCCTTAATAACTCTATGGAATTCACCTTCGGGGATATTAATAACTAACCCTTTAGTTATTTTAATTGGTAATTTATTATCCATTTGAAATGACCAATCACTTTCATGTAAGAAAGTAACTTCACGATCTTCGTTATCAAAGTGCCATTTTAATTCAGATTCATTTATATCTTTTGAAAACACTCGTGTACTGTAGTTGTCGGATAATATTTCTCTATATGGTAAGGTATCCCCCATTAAAGTTTAAAGTTTGTTCTTTTACTTTGTTTAATAATGTCCATTAATGATTTAAAAACGTCTTTCTCATTAATGTAAAGTCCTCTAATTATTATTCTACCATATTCTATTAGAGAAACCCCCGTCTCCCACTCATCATAGTCTTTACCTACATCACCTTCTTCCATTGCTATGGTAGCAAACATAGTTAAACTTTCTTCTACCATTTCGGCATTGTCTTTATCTAATCTATTATATGTGTAACGACCATCTTCATCCTCATCTTCTTCAGGATACATATCGGCCATATAATAGTCAATATCTACCATATCAGTGTGAGATAAGTACTTAATTTTTGTCTGTTTGTTTCTTACGATAAACAAACCAGTTTTCTTATCCCATAACAATAAATCAAACTGATCTTCAACTTCGTCAAGTTCATCACCATAAAACCCCATACCCGAGGAATCAGGATACTCTGGTGGGTCATAATAACCTTCAAATAAATCGTAAAGTTTCATATTACCAAGGATTAGAGGATTTTATACCTAACGCCTTACGATATCTTGCAATATTACAACTCCAATATCCCGCCTTAGTACGATCTTTCTTTTCACTACACTTATGTCTAGCTCTAAATGATTTAGCCGCCGCTTTGTTATTATTTCTGACTTTTAATTTTGGGTCACCAAAGGTTACTTTTTTAATGGTCCCTTTTGGTGTTTTCACATATACTGCAAACTTCTTAGGTCCACTTGGTGTTCTAAAAGGTTTGTTTAATTTAACATTTCTACCCCTGTGTTTAGCCTCAACTAAATGTTCGTCTTGGTTTTCCACAAATGGAATGTCTAAATAAACTTCTTTACCCTCATATAATCCTGTTTGTCCTAAATCAGTCTTTATTAAATCTAAATCGATTCCTGAGACTTCTAAGACATTATCTTCACTTAATTGACGTACTTCATTATATATATTGAAAAACTCATTAGAATAGATCCTATATACATTCTCGACGATTGGTAGGTTATTATCTACATGGTATTGTAGTCCTTCACTTAAAACTTTAGACTCAT